GTCTTCCTAGAGTTTTGTTTGAGTTTCTACGTGTTTCTCACGGATGCACTTGTGCATCAAGTGTCAACCAATGCGACGTGTCGCATAAGAATTGACTCATTGGGCGTGCCCAGTTGCGTTTGGCGCACTTGTGCGTCAAGCATTGCAACGTCACCAACACTCAGGTTATAAAAGCGTGCATAATATGCATCAAAGCACTTCTTCGGAGCATAAGGCATTTCCACCTCATATCCTATTTTATACTGTGCCTGATAATCATCACTTGTGATGACTTTACCGCTTCCAACCTGCTTCTTGAGCGACGTATAGAGCCCACCGATGATTGGGTCAAACTGTGAATAGTATCGCACAGTTTGAAGGACACCACGCACCCAGGCCAACTGGTTGTTCCTGGAGCGATCAATTCTATCCCAACCTAAGCGCCCGAAATATTTACCCGTCTTTGGGACAAGGACAGTGGTATTGTCGGTGAATAGGAAGCGAGAGGAACAAAACTCAGAATCCTCCATCTCTTCTCTAACCACCGCCTCAACCTCCATCCCGAAGTTGGCGTATTGGGCAACGATGCCCAACTCTCCTCCAAGACGTTCAATCTCAGACGCAAGCGTGACCGTCACGCTGTCATCCCCACAAACAATACTAATCCAAGGTCTCCCAATTCCGTGAACCTCCATTTTCATGATTGTATTAACTATAGTATCCCCAACACTTGTGTCGGGCCACCCAGATTGCATCGTGAATGGAACTGTGTACACAGTTCCACACGACGTCTTCCCTTTAGACAGGCCGCGCCGGAGGTGTCTTGCAATGTGTGGGGGGAACATTCGAGTGTAAATGCGGTCAAGAGCCATGAATGGCCCAGCCGTCATATGTTCATCGAACCTCGATTGATCATCCTCCAAAACCACCACATAATCCCCCCCCGTTGCCATTCCTGCAATCAATTCAATGGCCTCATGGAAATATTGCCCAACTTGGACTGAGTTTAGTCCGCACGTATAGATGATGTGTTCTCCACGCTGGATGGATTCCACATCAAAGGTCCTAGGCATTAAAGCCTTAGCAAACCTCTTAGCTAGCGTGCGTGTGTACCTACCCACAGCGACTGTCAGTTCCTCTGGGCATCCCTGAATCATTCTGGGATCCTTGTATAAAGTGTCTGCGTGGACGTCACGCATGACCAGTTCTTGCTTTATGAATGCTGATGCCTCATATGGCTGCTCGAGAAAATAACCCTCACGTTTCAGCTTGGTCAGTCTCTCACGTTTGTCAGGTGGGAAGCTTGCTACCCACTCTTCAAACGGCATGACTTCCTGGATGGGCCCTCCAAACTCCAAATACATCTTATTCAAGATGTGTGCAGTCGTTGCAAGGGTTGCCCCCCACCTGATCTGCACAGCCATTGGATTCCTATGTTGGGGCAGCAACTTGCCGACCCGCCCCTCCAGTGAGATTTTGTCATTGCACCCGCAGTTCCTAAAAACATCAGCTTCCACACCCCTGACGCCCCACATCATTCTAGCCCCAAAGGTGGGTTCACAGACGCTGTCCTTGGACCGCGTGGTAGCATTCTGCGCCATTGTGAATGCCGGCTGTGTCTCCACCGTTTTATGCTCTCTCTCTTTCACACAAACACTATGTATGACATTCAGCATCCAAGCTGGCTTGAATACAGAAATAAATAAATTGAATGCTATATGTAACCATACTGCTTGTTTGAATCTCAATCCTGACAAAAAGGAATGAGCACACCAACGCAGATAAAACTCTAATAAAAGAAAAATGCCCCTCTTTCCACATATGAATGATGATAGTGTCTCGCGCAGTGCCATTGCGCAATTCACCGAAATCGTCCAATTCATGCCAGGCATGTGCTTGCTACCACCGATTTTCCAAGATTCAAAGAAATCAGTGTCGAACCCCGCACTGCTGCCAGTGACTAAGTTCATCCAAGGACTCACAAAGTGCTTTGCATACTGCCACCTTTTGACTACCTCCTCCACCAATGAACAAAGGACGAGCCTGCTTGAGAAGCCCATGGCCCACCAGAATAATCGTTGTTCATTCGGTCTAGGCCACGCAGCAACTGGCAATGCTTCCAGTCCCATAATTCGTTGTGTGGGGGTTTTGCCTGGGATGACGTATGACCATGCCGGGTTAAACCTCTGTGCATTGGTCAGCATGTTTGGGGTGCGGAATGCTGCGGATCTCAATCCCTCAGGTCCTTGATGTACATCAAATTCCGGTGTGAGGGGTAATCCTGACAATCCTTGTACGTATGTATCGCTCCTGGATTCCTGCAAAGGGTTAAACAGTCGGAGTAGTGCCGCTGAGCACCTATTTCTTAACATGTTCTGTTCAGCTGTGGAAAGTATGTGTTCTACAATTTCGGCCGTATGTATGCCGAGTGTTGCCAAAGATCCGTGTGCCGCCCTAGCCATGACCCTACCCCTTACCACAGCTGCATCCTCTATCGAGTCAAAGTTGCGCCTGTCCCACTGCGTGTGGGCAAGGGTTTCCAATGCTCTTATGTCGTCAGCTTGTCTCCTAGTGACCAAAATCTGCGGTCCTACAGGTCCGAACGCCGGAACCATTTGTTGGGCTGGAGCCGGCGGCGGAGGAGGTGGTGGTGCAGGTGGTCCTGGAGGCGCTGGTGGCACGCCGCCCGGCACAGGTGCCGGTTGGCGTATTCGTCTGCGCGGTGGATTGGGAGGGCCTCCACCACCTCCCCCTGGAGGAGGGGGTGGTGGTGGTGCTGGGTTTGGAGGCCCTCCTCCGCCTCCTCTTGGGAGGAGGGGGAGGGGACCAGGCACGGGTAACTGTGGGACAGGTATTGGGACATTATTTATAACTGCGTTCTGTGGAGGGGGAGGAGGTTGAGGATTTTGTAAGACATTTGCTGGTTGGAGTGCCAGCGCTGCTAGTGCAGCAGGGGGCTGCACAGCCACAACCCATGGTGGGGGGAATTGGTTGGCTATGGGTGATTGCGGTTGAACTAAGTTGGGGCCTCCCTGCTGGGGTTGGATAGGTCCAAAGCCCGCCACTTGATCATCATCACTATCATCCACTGGAAGGATGTCCAAAGGGACAAGTCTAGGACCTCCCGCAAGGGGCTGGTCAGGGCCAGAGTCCTTGACTTCTTTACCTTCCTTCTCTTCCTTCACCTCACCCACCGCGTGTTGTGCTTGTGGGGGACCATCTCCCTCGTCCGCCCACATTGGCACCGACTGTGCCTTGCCATCAACAAAGATGTATGATTCTACGACCACGCCGCCAGCATCATGCCAATGTGTCCCACCCTCCTTGTCACAGGATTGGGCTGGCTCAAAGCATGATTCATATAGTGCCTTTTTCTTTGGCACACCAGCAACATTTCTCTTAATTCCAGGAGGACCCCTCCTGATTTTATGGAAATGTTTGTTCATGGCGCAAGTCTTGGCTGCCACACACCAGTTAAAGACAACAAAGCATTTGCCCATAGTGGTGCCCTGGTCTCCATTCAGCTGTTCCCTAAAGTGCTCGGGGGGTAAGTATCCCTCATCGTCTCTACAAATAAGTAGCTCACGCAACTTTTCACAATGCTTGCAATGGCACGCACTGCGCCTAGCCTCCATGGGCCATGCGTAGGGGTCATTAAAATGCAGATAACACACATTGTATTTGTTGCGCCCAACTTTCTTTGGACAACGGTGCAACTCACACGATCCTCGAACATGTGTCGGGATTTGCAACCTCACTGAATGGATTTTTGCTCTCAATTCTTGTACAATTGGGCGGACAGGTGTCATATCCGCTCCACGGGCAAGGCCTAAAGCCTCAAGCCTGGAAAGCCGCTCTTCCAACTTCAATACTGCGGCAGCACAGAGACGTTCTGTGTCCTCTAATTCTGCGTCTTGCGGTCCATCGCCCTTATGGGATCCTGCCCCGCACTCTCCAACCTGTTTCTTTCCGTCCCCCGGGTCAGACTTCCCCATGTTCAGGCCTCTTTGTTTTGCACATTTCACACACACTCCACCAACGTTGAACTCAATTCGTCGGTTAAGCGTTTTGCAAAATTTGCACTTCATCTTGCCAAAATCATAAGAGTTGTCCCCCTCTGAGGTCGGGAACTTACGGTCAAAGCGTTCTGACGAGCAGCTGTCACAGGAATTGCCCATGAAGTCTCCAGTTTCCCCACAATCCATGCACGTGTTCGGTTCAGAATGTTCAATTCGAGCCAATCTCCTGTATGTGGGTTGTGGGAGTGGTTCCAGATAGACTTCCTCAAGAAGGACACTTGTATCCTTCTTTTCCTGCACCATCTCCACGAAACGATCACGAGCCTTAATGCGCGCTGAGATTTCTCCCAGTCTGGCCGCAGTGGCTCTCGATTGATCGAAGACTTTTGTGATGTTCCAGCTCAGAACGTTTTTAACAGATTCAGATAGGTGGCTCTCCGCAACCACACCCAGCAGATGGTCTCGATCTTGGTTCAAACCCTGATATGTGGCTGTAGCCAATATCTGGAGCTCACGAAGCTTGAATGTGCTAGATCCCTTTCTACGGGCAGCCTCAAGCAAAGTGTTGTACACAAGTGGGTTAAGAGCCATAACAAGGCCATCTCCTGAGTTTGTGGTGGGAGGTAGTGCTTGGTGGAAGGACATCGTAGGTGGGTCCGCTTCAGTGGCCCCTCCCACGTAATGGACTGCCCACACACCAACCATCGTGCTGCACCCTCCGTTCGGCTCCACTCCGTATGGCGCGTGGAGGTCGAACTGGCCCGGCCCAGTGTGTCCGTCCGTGTTGAAGATATGAAAGGCTTCCAAGCCACCAGTTAGGTCAACTTGGTCGTACCCTTCATTACTAGTCGCTGTCCCTGTCCTCTGTAAAATTACAAGCCATGTTGAACCAACAGAGATGGTGGTTGGAAACGATATAATTTTCCATCCCGACCCATCAGTGTAAAATGACATACCTATGGTGTCACAGTAAGGCGACGGAACAGTCACGGTTGGCGGCCACAGGGGGCCAATCAGCTGATCACTAGAATTGCTGGGTTGGATAGACCACATGGCTGTGGGAATCAGTCTCTCAATTGGGACAATGCGCTGCTTACCCAGCCACAGGCGATATGTGATGTATCTAATGCCCGCATTGCTGTAATCAGCATTGGCCCCTTCAGTGAGAGAAAAGAATTTCCCCATGATGTAGTCATTCTTATTTTCAATTTCTTGCCCAGGGTATATAACTCTCATGGGTGTCATAGGTGTCTCTGAGCGCTTGCACTCAAAGGGGAACATGATTGTCTTGGACGGCTTCGCCGTCACTGCGTACTGCGTATTTCCTAGCTCCTCCAAAGACTGGGGAACGTCGGCGCTAGCATCATATAAACACCCATAACAGATGACTCCGAGAGTCGGCGTTGATGCCACTATACCATCAGCGGTGGTAGGTACGTATTCCATAATGCATCCGTCAAGCAGCCAGTTCTGGAACATGACTGCAACCTTGGATGCAAATGGAAACATGAGTGGGTTGGTGGGGGTGACGTACTGTTCCTCAACATGTGGGAACTGTGTCATGCTCTGTCGTTGGCAGAGCTCGCGCATAACCAGAGTAACACTTCCCTGTGCTCCAGGTTGGAACAATGGTATACCTGCTTGCAGGTTATCCGAATGCTCCACACCCAAGAGAGCATTGTGTTGTATGTCCGGAAAGGTTGCTGGCAACTTTTCTGTATAATCCCCTTTTCCTGTGAATGTCCCTATAAGCTTTTCAGCCAGATCTCCAACAAACCTACCCGCGGCTGCCCCCATCGCTGGGACGCCTGCGGCAGAACCAAGCATTAATCCCAACCCATGGCCAATAGCCCCACCAACGCCCGAAGTTTTGGTGGTCTTTGCCTTGGTCTGCACTGCTCGCATCTGCTGTGCTGCTTGTTTGTTTGTTAGTCCTACCACTTTAATGGCTGGTGACTTCTTCACGGAGACTGGTACTAACGCGGTTTTTCCCACCTTGCGTCTATTGCGGCGGCCTTTAGGCCCATCGCCTTTATGGGAACCAGCTCCACAGGATCCGACGGTCTCCTTGCCGTCTGGGTGATATGAGGTGTCACCCACAAAATGGTCACAGATTTTCCCAAGCCTGGACAAGGGGCAAGGGGGGTAATCCCTGTCTGTGTCTCCGGTGGCACCACGTGCGTGGTACCACATATCGTCCGGTAGGCTAGAGCAACGCGGTCCCAGAGGAACCAACCCACCCAGAAACGGTGAGGGCTCTATAACCCAAATTTGTTCGACATCTCGCAAAGCGATGTCTTGCCCACCTTGTGGGACACTATTGTCATCAAAGCTAATCGGCCGGCGATCACACTTCGCAACGCTGGGTGAACCTGCTGCCGCAGGCTGTGTCATCCCATTTAAGATTTTACTCTTCACGTGCAGTGTATCCCCTAGAGTCGACGCTGAGACACTAGTTTGTCGCAGTGTTTCCACCTTAGTTTGCTCAAGCCCTCCCAAATTGTTCAGACTCCAACTCCCTCCCGGTTGCTGGAGTGTCTTCGCAGACGCTTCAATACCCCGGAGTTCCTGACACACGAGGTGGCAGTATCCAGCAGCATTGAAGTTGACAAAGTGTTCAGGCCCGTCGTATTCGAACTCTGTATTCATGTTTGGTTCGATAAATGATTGCGCGCACACAGAAAAGATCCCCGCTGCCCTGATGGAGTTACCTGTACTTTACTGCCTGGTTACGCGTTAATAACGCGCCTCAGCAGTGGTCAGGCCTATCTCAAAAGGAGCACTGGGGTACTTAGCCACAAGTGTGGCATTGAGTTTGCATAACGTTGCAGGTCAGCCGAGGGGGGTAGAAAACCGCACCCCTTTCGCCACCTCCCACACTTACCTTTGATATTATCGCAGTAGCCAGGACCCATGTCACGAAGAGAGGGTCCCAGAGTGGGCGGAATGGATCGACTCCTGGGCTGAGGCCACAGGAGAAGCATAGGGCTTTAGCCATTCACCATGGCCCTATGGAAAACTG